TTTTCCAACAGGATCAAACGGTATAATAGGAGTAATCACTATCCCATCTAATTTATTTGGAGAATATATAAAACCAGGAACTGTAAATATATCAAATGGAACAAATATTCTTACTGATGATGGAGAAGGAAACCTAATTTCAGGTTCTTTAAAATGTGGAGATGTAATATATGAGCATGGAATGATCATTTTAACTAATGATGGAGCTTCTATATCAAGTGGGTATGGGTTTGGAGTTTATGGGTCGGTGATATATGATCTTAATGATGTACTTTTTATTAAAAGTTTTATAACTTCTTCAAATATAACATGTTCATTTGAAAGTACCGTTACTATATATGAAACTCAATACAAATGTACTTTAAGAGAAAATGAATTTAATTTTTCTCAAAACCCCTCTATAGTTTCAAGTAGTATAAATAGTGGAGTAATATATGATTTTGCAACAGGTTCTTATTTTTCTCCTTACGTAACAACAATAGGACTTTATAATAACAACTATGAATTAATAGCCGTAGGAAAACTTGCTCAACCTTTACCTACTTCTGCTGTTACAGATACAACCATTTTAATTAATTTAGATATGTTATCGTGAGTTGGTTATATGAAAATAAAGAAATCCAAGAAATAATTGATTTTCCTGAAGGTACATTTGGTTTTATTTATATTACAACTCATACCCCAACAGGTAATTCATATTTAGGTAAAAAATCTTTATACCATAACATTAAAAAAAAACTAGGTAAAAAAGAATTAGCAGAACAACCTATTACTAGAGGTAGAAAATCTACTACAAAACAAATTATAAAAGAATCCGATTGGAAAACTTATTACGGTTCAGCTAAACCAATAGTTGAATTAATTAGACAAGGTAAACAAAACGAATTTGAACGCAAAATATTGCATTTTGTTGACAATAAAAAATTATTAACCTACTATGAATGTAAATATTTATTTCAATTAGGTGTATTAGAAAATCCAAATGAATGGATAAATGATAATATACAAGGACGTTTTTTTTCTAAAGATTTTATTTTTTAATATTTTAGGAAAATTCTTTAATATTTGTAATAAAATATATGATTGGAATATATAAAATAACAAATCCAAATGGTAAAATTTATATTGGTCAAAGTATTGATATAGAAAGAAGATGGAAAGAATATAAAAAATTATATTGTAATCAATCAATAAAAATTTTTAATTCTTTAAAAAAATATGGGTGGGAAAATCATACATTTGAAATTTTAGAAGAATGTTCATTAAAACAATTAAATAAAAAAGAAGAAAGTTATATTCTTTTATTTAACAGTCATGTTGTAGGTTTAAATATAAAATTAGCATCAAAACCATCATGGACAGGAAAAAAAAGACCTGAACATAGTAAATTTTTAAAAGAAAATGGAAGTGGTTTATCATATGAAAGAACTCAAGAACATAAAGATAATTTAAGAAAAAAATTAAGTGGGAGGAAATTAAGTAAAGATATTTGTAAAAAAATATCTCAAAATAAAATAGGTAAAAAAACAAAAAAAATTTTATGTTTAGAAACTCAACAAATATTTAATAGTATAAAAGAATGTAGTGAATCTCTTAATATTAGTAAAGGATGTATTTGTTCATTTGTAAAAGGAAAATATCCTTATCCAACTCTAAAAGGATATACTTTTAAATATTATTAAAAAAGACTTTGCTACCCAAGATTAATTTCATATTTTATCCAATATGGTAAATGAACTATTAGTTAATTTAGTTAATACTATTCTTGGTTCTGGTAAACGTACCGCTAGAGGAAATCAATCTTATACTTGTCCTTTTTGTCATCATTCAAAACCAAAATTAGAAGTTAACTTTACCGAAAATAAAGATGGAGTAAACCAATGGGCTTGTTGGGTATGTGGTAAAAAAGGTAAAACAATTAAAAGTCTATTTAAACAAATTCAAGTTGATGCATCTTATTTTCAAGAACTTTCTAAACTTGTAAAAAATGTTTCTACTGAAGATATAGGAGAAATAAAACATTCTATATTTGAGCTTCCAAAAGAATTTAAAACATTTATAGGCAATACAGATATTGTAGCAAGACATGCTTTATCATACCTTAAAAAACGAAAGGTTTCTAACCAAGACATTTTAAAATACCACATTGGATACTGTGATTCAGGCCAGTACAATAATATGATTATCATTCCATCATATGATATTAACGGTAAATTAAATTATTTCACCGCGAGATCATTTGAAAAAGATCCTTACACCAAATACCGCAACCCGGAAACATCTCGTGATATAATACCGTTTGAACTGTTTATTAATTGGGATTTACCTATCATTTTATGTGAGGGCCCTTTTGATGCTATGGCTATAAAACGTAACGTAATTCCATTACTTGGAAAAAACATTCAATCTAGTTTAATGAAAAAATTAGTAGAATCTAAAGTACAAAAAATATATATTGCTTTAGATAACGATGCTATTTTAAAAGCCCTTGGCTTTTGTGAACAGCTTTTAGACCTTGGAAAAGAAGTTTATTTAGTAGAACTTGAGGGTAAAGATCCTAGTGAAATGGGATTTGAAAATTTTACCAAATTAATACAAACCGTGTTTCCATTAACACAATACAAACTAATGGAGAAAAAATTATTTGCAATATGAAAAAACGCAACATCAAACACGTTAATAACCGCATTTTAGAAATCTCAGAAGATGCTAAACAAATTACTCTACCAGACTCTAGATATTATAGACGAAATGGAGAATATTACCCATCAATTACTCATGTATTGAGTTCTTACCCAAAAGGTAAACATTTTGAAGAATGGCTTAAAAACATGGGCCGCTCAGCTGACTATATTGTACGTAAAGCCGGAGAAGATGGAACTAAAGTGCATGAAATGATTGAAGAATATTTAGAAGGTAAAGAAATGAACTTTTTAAACGAATGGGGAAATCCCCAATATGACCCCAATATTTGGCAGATGTTTTTACGTTTTGTTGATTTTTGGGATACTCATAAACCTGAACTAATTGACCAAGAAATCCATTTATACTCAGATGTACTTAAAGTAGCAGGTACAACAGATTTAGTTTGTAAAATTGGAAATGAATTATGGATTATTGATCATAAAACATCAAATCATATTCAAACAACATATGAATTACAGGCCGCTGTTTATGCTCATTGCTATGAAGAATGTTTTGGTGTTAAACCTGACAAAACAGGTATTCTGTGGTTAAAATCTAATAAACGTAAAGCATCTAAAGATAAAATGCAAGGTAAAGGATGGGAAATGATTTTACCATCTCGTACACAAGAGGAAAATATTGAAATTTTTAAAACAGTAAAACGTTTATTTGATTTAGAAAATCCAAATGAAGCTCCTGTATTTACTGAGTTTAAAACAAGCGTTAAAAAAGAAGCATAATATGTATAAATATGATAAGTCTGGTTCAATTGTTAAAGGAAATGCAAAATAGTCCTAAAGCTATATTTTTAGCCGGCCCTGCAGGAAGTGGAAAATCATATATTTCTTCCCAACTTATCCCCAATACATTTACAGTTATCAACTCGGATAACACATATGAAGAGTTATTAAAAGCAAGTGGAATTGGTTTAAAACAAAAAGATTTTACACCTGATCAATTATCTCAAGCATCTAAATTGCAAGCACAAGCTAGAAAAGATACTCAAGCTAAATTTAACACATCAATAGAAAGTAAAGATAATATTGTTATTGATGGTACGGGTGGTGCTTTATCCCCTCTTACTAAAAAAAAACAACAACTAGAAAATTTAGGATATGAAACCTTGATGTTGATGATATATGCTTCACCATTAACTTCTCTTGAACGTAATCAAAAACGTGATAGAAGTTTAATGCCTGGGATTGTATTACGAAATTGGAAAGATGTAAACCAAAATATTGAAACTTATAGACAAGCGTTTGGTAATAATTTTATTCTTATTAACAATGATCCTGAAGATGCTACTAAAGAATTCAACACCGATCTACTTCAACCATTTCTTCAAGCTTCTACAGCTATAGGTAAACCGAAAACACCCGAAGATCAAGCAAAATCAGATGCTGAAAAGGCTCAATTGAATAAAGATATTGAGTCTATGGTTAATCAATTACCTAAATTTGATTCAATAGAAACCGCAAAAAGTAAAGTAAATGAATTCATTAGTTAAATTACTTATTCAACCTCTTTTAGAAGCAGAAGGACAAAAAGGTATTGCTCTTTTTCCTGGTGGGTTTAAACCACCTACAGTAGGTCATTTTGTATTAGTTAATGAAATAGCTAAAAATTCTAACTTTAATAAAGTAATTGTTTTAATTGGTCATAAAAACCGAGATGGAGTTTCTAAAGAAGAAAGTAAAGAAGTATGGGATATTTACAAAAAATACTTACCATCTAATGTTGAAATAAAAATATCAGAAAACTCATCCCCTATTTCGGATGTTGCCTCTATGATTAAAAATAACCCAGATACATTCTTTTATCCAATAGTAGGTATTCGAGGTGAAATGGATTTAGGTGATATAAAACGTTTTGACAGTTTAGAGGGTAAATATTCTAATTTTAAAACAGTAGTAATTAAATCAGAAGAAAGTGGAGATAGAATTAGTGGTACAAACACACGTGCTGCTTTAATTGGTGGTGAAAAAGATAGATTTCAAACATATTTACCTCAAAACCTTTCTCAAGAAGAAAAAGATAAAGTTTGGTCTATCTTAACAAAAACACCACTTGATGAAGTAATGTATGCTGAACCAAGTAAATTTAGTTATCCACCTTTAATTAAGTCACTTACAGAATATATGTTAGATAAAGGGATGAATATTCGTCCTTTACCTAAAGTAAAATTTGTAGACGATGATATTGAAAACGCTAGAAATTTTTTTGGTAAAACAGCATATTACGACCCGAATAACCGCGTTATAGTACTTTATACAATGGATCGTCATCCAAAAGATGTTATGCGTTCATACGCGCATGAAATGATCCACCATATGCAAAATTGTGATAATCGTTTAAGAAATATTTCAACCCAAAACACTAACGAAGAAGGAGATTTACCTGAAATTGAAAGAGAAGCATATGAAAAAGGAAATATGACTTTTAGAAATTGGACAGATACTTTAACTGAAGGTATTTTAAAAGAAGAAGATGAAGATGAGGTAATTTCGTATTTAAGTGATTTTAAACCAAATGTTAATATTTTAGTTGTATTTAAAGAATATAAAAATTATGAAAATTTAAAACCATATTTTGATAAATATGGGTATGGTTTTTACTCTTCAAAAGACAAAACAATAATAATCAATGGTGAAAATTTTATAGATTCTAATTTGAACTTTGATGATTTAAAATTTGTTGAAGCACATGAAATAACCCATTTACTTTTAGGACATACCGGACCATATTCTAAAGATGATGAAATGGATGCTGATTTAGGAGCATATATTTTGTTAAAAGAAAAAGGTTTATCCACTGACAAATTAGTAAAAGAATTTAAAAATAGACATGGAGTTGATTTTAGTGAAGAATTACTTGAACGTGTAAAATTTATACAATCACTTAATGAAGGTGTTGATTCTGAATATGTTATATATTGTGATATGGATGGTGTGTTATGTGACTTTGATCAAGGTTATGAAGATTTAACAGGCATGTCAACTGCTAAAGCTAACACATACGGTAAATCTTTCTTTTGGAAACTTTTTAGAGATAATGTTGGAACAAATGAAAAAGATTTTTGGACAAACCTACCAACCCAACCAGGAGGAAAAGAATTATGGAAAGCTATATCCAGATACAAACCAAATATCCTTTCAGCCCCATCAATAGATTTTACTTTACCTCCTAGCCAGCAACTTGATCCAGAATATAATCAAGCTATTATAGGTAAAAAAATGTGGATTGCAAAAAATTTATATAATGTAGGAGAAGAAATATTTGTTCCTGCTGTTCAAAAATCTCAATTTGTTGCTCCAAATCATATACTTATAGACGATATGCAAAAGAATATAGACGCTTGGAATGCAGCTGGTGGTATAGGAATTTTACATAAAAATACAAACAATACTTTAGAAACCCTAGAGAAAAAATACGGATTAAATGTCAGATAACGTTTTAAAAAAAGAATTTCAAAAAAGAGACGTAGAACGTTTACGTAACTTAATAGCAGGTAAACAAGGTAATCGTTCTACAATGGGGATTGGTTACAGTGGTGAATCTCAAAAAGAATATAAAGAAGGAGATATTTGGGAAAATAAAGGTAAAACTTGGACTATTAAAAATGGCATTAAAGAAAACGTTACTAAACTTGATAAGTTTAAAACAGCTGCTATTCCTTTGTTTTGTCCAAAATGCAAACAAGTAATGGATAAACAACTAGATTCATTTTACTTTAAAGCATATAATGAATGTTTAGATTGTAGAGCAACTACAGAAACACAAATGAAAATAGCGGGAACTTGGAATAACTATACAAACCAAACATTTAACGCTGAAATTGATCAACAAATAGAAGAATATAAAAATTGGTTTAGCAGTACTCTTTCAGATACAGCAAACGGATATGTTTCAGAAAATGGTGAAGTACAAAAATGGGTTGGTGGAATAGATAAAGAACGCGCTCAAAAATCTTTAGATGAGGTAATTGAGTATTTAAACTCACTTAAAAAATGATGACAACAACTCTTACAGTTACAGTTACAATAATTGTAGCTTTAATTACAGCAGTGATTGGCCCTATAATAGTTAATTGGGTTAAACTTAAAATGGAAAAAACTGATAATAAAAGTTTAATGAAAGAAGCTTTAGAAAATTCTACTTTAATAGATGGACAATTAGAAGCTATAATGAATGAATTAAAATGTGATAGAGTATGGCTAGCCCAATTTCATAATGGAGGTCATTTTTACCCTACTGGAAAATCAATTCAGAAATTTTCCTTTTTTTATGAAAAAACTTCTCCAAATACTCCCCCAATTCAACATACTTTTCAAAATATTCCTGTATCTCTATTCCCTAGAGTACTTTCAAAAATATATAGCGATAATGATATTTCAATTGAAGATGTAAGTGTATTAGAAGATACTTTAGGATTAGAATATTTAACTACTCAATGTAATACAAAATCTATTTGTATGCTTGGTGTATATAGTTTAGATAACCATTTAATAGGTATATTAGGTATATCATTTAAAGAATCTCACCATATGGTAAGAGATGAATGGTCTTTTGTAAGACAGAAGGTAGGAGCGATAGGAACATTACTTTCCGAATATTTATACACAAATAATAAAAAATAAAATGAATAATTTTGACTTAAAAAAATTCTTAAAGGAAAGTAAAGCCCTTGAAAATTTAAACCCTTCAATAAAATCACTTAATGAAAACGAATTATTAAGAGAAAAAATTAAAGAAATGATTGTTGCTGAATTAGCTGACCCTAACGATTACGATTATGAAGAGGAAGATTTATATGGTGATTATAAAAACGATGACAAAAACTACTACGTTGGAGTTAAAGATTCTCTAGATACACCCCCAGAATATATTGAAGATGAAATTGAAGAAGCTAAGAAAAAAGAAGAAGACGTTGAAGACGTTGAAATAACAGATGAAATGCCTGCTGACGAAACACCTGCTGACGAAATGCCTGATGAAGAAACACCTGTTAAAAGTGGTGGTTTAGAAGATATTGCTGCAGACATGAAAGGCACTGAAGGTGACCTTATGGATCATTTAATGAAAGCATTTCAAATTTCAAAAGGAATGAACAATGAAAAACTTGAAACACAAATAGGAAATACACTAAAATTTTTCGTTAGCGAATATATTGGTGGAGGAGAACAGTAAACAATTAAATATATAATAATAAAATCTATGAACACAACAGAAATTTTAAACGCAATCAAAGAACAAGTAGCTATTTTAGAAGGTGAACACACAAAAACATCTAAAGCAGCTCGTGGGCGTGCACGCAGCGCAGCCAACACAATTAAAAAACTTGCAGCTGACTTTAAAAAGACTTCATCTGCGGAAGATAAAGCTTAAAAAATGAAACTACATGAGGCATTTTCATCAGAAGAATCTCAAAAAATATATAGCAACTTTTTAGCAATCGTAAACGATTCAAAACGTAGAGATAAATTAGTGAGAAAATATGGTAAAAATGCCGAAAATGTAGCTTATGGTACTGCTGTTAATCAAATAAAAAAACAAGCAACTAGTACTGAAGAAATACCAACTGAAGAACCACAACCTGAAGAAACAATGGAAAATTCTAGATTAAAAGAAATGGTTATTAATGCTTTAATGAATCCTGAAAAAGCCGATTTAAACAAAGACAAAAAACTCTCAAATTACGAAAAAAAACGTGGTGCTGCTATTGAAAAGTCAATGCAAAAAGAAGATGAAACTGTAGAAAAAGGTATTATTGATGAGCCTATTTCTGAAGATATGGATTTAGGTCATGAAGATAATGAACCACATATGCTTAAAGCAGACTTATATCGTATTGGAAAATATGCTATGGAACTTTACAAAATGGTTGATCAATTTGATAATGGCCAAGAAGTTGATTTTCCACATTGGTGGCAAGCAAAAATTATTGAAGCTAAATCTATGCTAGTCTCGGCAAAACATTATCTTGATTTTGAACTAAAAGAACCTCAAATTGATGCTATGGTAGGTGTTGCTTCTGAAGAAGGAGCAATTGATGAATCATTTAAGAAAAAAATCAAAGAAGCTATTTTAGCTAAACTTAAAGAATCTAAAGGCGAATACGCTCAAATAGAAAAGAAAATAGCAGATTTAAACTTAAAAGGTAAAAATGCTGGAGATCCTGAAATGCAAAAATTAATCAAGAGAAGAGCTGAATTAGAAAAATCTAAAAAATAATGACACGCGAGGAACTTGCAAATAGACTTAAGGCTTTAACAAAGCAGGTGTACTCAAATATGACAGTAACACCTGAAGAAGCAGTTCAATATGATGAGCTGACTAAATTCCCTGAACTTAAAAAAGTTATCGTTGATTTACTAACCCCAGAATATGATAGCTTTTTAGCTTCAATTGATTGGGTTGCACCACGTCCTACTACATTTAGAATTAATTTACAAAATGATCAAATGTTTTATTTGATTTATGGTAAACGTAGTTGGATAGCACAAGTAGAAGGAAAAAAATATTACCTACTTAATTTACCTGAAGAAGAAAGAGCAGCACAATCTATAGCAAATATTTTACGTTATGGAGCTAAAGCTGAAGAAGGAGCAGAAGGTGAAGAACTTGATTTAGGAGCTGAAACACCACCCACTGAAACTCCACCCACTGAAGAAACCCCAGCAGAAACACCTGAAGCATAATGGATATTTTAGAAAGATTTATACGAGATATATCCTATAAATTCCCTAAAGGATATCCTGATATGAAAAATAAACAGGATATTTTATTGTTAGAGTCTTTAATATCAAAATTGGTAAATAAAGATTTTAAAATACTTAAAGAGGGAGATGCTGAAGAAGCAATTAATATTCTTAAAAAAGAATTAAATTTAACAGATAAAGACTTTTCAAAACAATCTACAGTTAGATATAAATTATTAGTTCCAAGATCTGAAAGATATAATTATGTAGAAAAAATAACTAAAATTCCTGGGTTTACATACGACCCAAATCTACGCGGTTCTTCTATAGGAGGTCTTAAATATAAGGACTCTACATTCTTATTAAAACCATCAGGGGCACAAGGTAGAGCATCTGCTGGTACAGAAAATGAAGATATTATTGTTAATGAAATTAACAAATATATTGAAGAAGGTGCTAAAAATATAGTATTTGATGCTCCAAATAAAAATTTAACTATTAATAATGTTAAAGAAGCAATTACTGTAGGATATGATGTAGCAGGAGGTAAAAAAGCGGATATTATAATAAAAGCAAATAAAGATTACCCAATCTCTATTAAAAAAGATAATGCTGGATTTTGGGAAAGCTCAGATACAAGGTATAAAGATTTAGTATTAACTTTATCTAAAAAAATAATAAATGGTGATTTTTTACCTGATTTAACATTCCAACCTTTTACCGATAAATTAGGTAATAAAAAAGAAAACATTAATGTAATGTATAATAAAACCACAGGTATGAAAATATCTGGAGTAATTGTTACTGATCTTCCTAAAAATGAAGAAGAATCAATTATATTTGGTATAGATAAAGCAATTGTAGTTTATAGAACATTTTCCTCAAAAGATTTTAAATTAGAAGAAGATACACTATATGTAGAAGTTTCAAAAATAATTGAAACTATAGCAGATGTTATTGAATATAATCTTGAACCAGTTCTTAATATTAGACATGACTCTACTAGAGCTAGCACTGGTGGATTAAGAGCAACAGTTCAACCTAAAAATCAAATTTATAGTAATGACATATTAACAGGCAATAAAATTGAACTATCTTATAATAAAATAATGTCTTAATATTTACAATCATGACTAAAAATCATTTAAAAAATCTCATCAAAGAAGTATATTACCACGTTACAGAAGAAAAATGTAACTGTGGTTGTCACGATTGT